CTCCCCCACGAGGGGGGGAGATCGGCTAATTACCCCGCCTTTTCATCACCCGCGCATGCCGTCGCCAAACCCACCAGTCCCACACGCGCTTCCTGAAACTGCGTTTCATCGCGGTCATGGTCAAAGCCCCAGCAGCACGCGGCGCTGGCCGGTGAGGCTGCCTGGCGCGAGGTCGGTCTTGATGGTGCCGGCGGTGCCGTTCCGCTGTTCGAGCTCAGCACGCAGCGCGGCTTCCCGTGCCTGCACGTCCTTGTCCTGCGCGGTCGGTACCGGCGGCAGCGGCTTCAGTTCCGGTGGTTTTTGCAACAGGCACATGGTTCCAGCCTTCTCCAAAATTAGAGGTTCTTGTCCAGTCGTAGAGGAAAAAGTCTTCGCCGTTGCGGCCGTAACCCGGCAACAGGCAGCGTTGCGTCGCGCCGAGCCGGCCAAGCCAGCGCAGCGCCAGTTCATTGGCGGCCAAGGCGCGGGCCTCGACACGCCAGGCGCCCCGCGCCGCGACCTGAGGCCCAAGCACGGCGTGAAAGAAGTCGGTGATCCCAGGCACGCAGCGCCTCATGCGGCGCGTGCCCCAGCTCCAGGCGATCCACAACCCGCCGCGCTGTTCGGCAGCGCCAAAGCCGGCCTCCGGATTGCCGTCCAGCTCGGCGACATAGGCAAACCCCTGCAGCGCCGTCAGCGCCAGCAGTGCCGGCGACCAATGATCGAGCTGGCAGTCGATCTCGGCCCGGTCCTCAGGGCGCAAATTGGCTGCGATGTAACTGAGATCGCGCAAGGTTGCGGGGATGATGCGAGGGTGCATGCCTGGCCCTTCGTCCTGCTGTGGCGAAGCGGCGTTCGCAAGGACTTGGGACGCCAGCCGTGACGGTTGTTGAAGAATGCCGCTGTCCGGGGTTTATTCATCGCCACGACGCTTGGAAGTCGCGGCATAATCTCGGATCAGCCGAAAAGCAGACGCATCCCGTTGGTTCCTACTGAAACAAAACCACTACAAATATAAGCATCATATACACAGCAAATAATCCGGGAACACTAAGCAGTGCGGCGCAAAAAATAAGCGCCACTCGCTTCTGTTGGCTGATATCTCTAGATTTAACAGCAGCTATCCCCATGGCGATCGCGAGTGACAGCGCTATAACTCCGAAAATGGTGAAAAATAACATCGGAATCTCAAGGCTTATTGTGAGAAAGATTCGCTGCAAGGTCGGATGATGGATATAGCATTCAGTGATTTACCAATCGCCAAACGACATCGTATTCTCGAAATGCGCCCGTCCGACAGCTGACTGTGCATCGTCGTAAGCCTTTTGTGCTTCGTCGCGAATCGCCACGTAGGCAGCAATTTTACGCTCAAAAACTATCGTTGCGTTCATAGCATATCTTACCGCCTCATCGCGCGCTCTATCAGTTCCCAAGCCCGGGTCTTTCAAGTAAACTCCATTTTTGAGATATGCTCTCAAAGATACCACAAGCTTCTTATCAGCTGCGATTTTATCATCTAAAGTGATCGCGTCACGATAGTCCGTATCATGCTGCTTATAGAAGCCGTCCTGAATATCAGCCGGTGGCATTTTGAAATCGCCACGCCAAGCCCCGCCAGTCCAGCCCGGTCCGCCGTAGTTGCCATAAGTAGGCACAATTCTGTTAGCGATGTCGGATAAGCCTAAGGCCTGACCGCCACCTCGTTGATTTAGTGGCTCCCTGCCGTCGGCCAGCGGCTCTTCCATCACCTGACGCGACCTGGCCGCCATATTGTCGGCCACCCCGAATACGCTGGCCTGAAGCAAGTGATCGAGTACTGCTGGGCGTTGCTCAGGAGGCGTTGCTATGAGCACATTGCGCAATGCCACGCCCGTCTCTTGTGACGGTCGGTTCTGATCGCGGAGCGTGTCGGCAATCCCTTCCGCCACGGAATTCGGCAGAGGCTGGATCTTCTCCAGGCCCAACTGCTGTTGAGCGGCGATCGAGCCGATGATCGCCGCCTGATAGTCTTCCGGCTTCGACAGATTGTTCCACGCAGCATCCAGCGTCGCGAAAATCTTGCGAACATAGCCGCCCGGATCGTCTTGCCTCGCTTTGAACGTCAGTTCCGCGGCCGTGGCGATAGCCTCATGATGCGCTTTGTCTTCCTCCAGCTTCGTGCTGCCCTCTTTAGGAGCAGCATCCCTGATCTTGGTCTGCACGGTCTCGTTCGACATGCCGCGCATGCTGTAAAACTGCCGACTGACGTCGATCGCTCGATTGAAGGCCTGGAAGCGCCTGACACCTTCGGGAGCGCCGTAGAGAGCGACGAACTGCTCTGGGGTCGGCATCAGGCCGGAATAGGTGCCAGTGTCGCTGATGATAGCGGGAGCGTTTTGCTCGGCAAGACCGAGACTCGTGCGCGTCTCGATCTGCCGCGCGGCATCTGCGGCTCGGGCCTGATCGGCCAAGGCTGGTCGATCTGCAGCCGAAATGTCATCCCGAACGATCTGCGCTACTCGCTCCTCCGGCGTAGGCTTGCCGAGCCGGTCGCCTTTTGACGCCGCAGAGCTTGTGGTGTTTGCGTGCGGGTCACCAATAGCCTCAGCCATATCGTCCTTGGTCCGCACCCCAACTTGCGCCGTGCCCAGCATCTCGGCGGCCCGCTTCGGGTCCTGAGCGATCATCGCCTGGACCAGCGCCTTGGCCGTGTTGCTGCGCCAAGCAAGCTCAGCCGTTTGCCTAATAAGCGGGTTGCCAATCTTGGAGATCAGGTCAAAGCCGTTCTGCCGGATCACTTCGAAGTTCGCGGTATCGTTCGGGTCGCTTTGTGCAATGGAACTGGTGGAGATGTTGTCGACCTTGGTCCACTCGGTCAGTTCATAGTCGTCGCGCCGCTGAAGCTGCCGCCGCGCCATGCGCCGCGCGCCAACCGCGCGCATCGCCTCCTTCTGCCTGGCGAAGTTGGCGCGCTGGCTCTCGGGCAGGCCAGGCAAGGCATCATCGAACAGCGTGTCGAACAGGCCTGATTTGACCACCTGGCCGTTACGCGGGTCGACCTGGCCGTACATGGCCTCATACAGGCCGGCGCCGTCGGGCGGCGCATTCGCTGCCGCCTCGTCTTCCGCCTGCGCGATCCGTCCGTTGAACCGCCGCCGCGCCAGCTCTGCGTCGAACACCTCCTGCTGATCCTTCATCTGCTGGTAGCGCTCGGCGACAGCGGAAAGCTGGTCGCCAAGCCCCTGCATGGCGCCACCGACTGGCGATCCCTGGGAGTACTGGACAGCGTTGCCAGCATCGAGCCGGCGCCGCGCTATGGAGAGAGGTATGGTTGCCATCGGTTTGTTTCCTGCCACAGGGGCGCTTCGCTGGAGATCACGGCATGGCCAATCGTGCCGGACCGTTGGTCAAACCGGCAGGCGACGTCGTCACGGTCTTGGAGCGGCGTCTCGGCGGCCTGCGCACTTGACCGGCCCCGTCGCCAGTGACCTACTTCAGACACCGACGGCTATCCAGGAGACGGGCGAATGGACATTCGAGCGACACTGACGGAGCTATGCGAAGCCTTCAACGCGCACGATCTCGATCGCATCATGGCGTTCTTTGCCGACGACTGCGTCCTGGAGATGCCGAGGGGAGCCGAGCCCTGGGGAACGCGCTGCGAGGGCAAGCGCAACGTACGGGACGCGCTGGCGACACGCTTCGAAGGCCTGCCCGATGTCCACTACGGCAACGGACAGCATTTTGCCGACGAGGCTGCCAACACCGGCATGTCGAAATGGACCCTCACCGGCACCACCCGCGAGGGTGTAAAAAAGCAAGTCCGGGGCTGTGATTTCTACACGTTTCGCGACGGCAAGGTGATCCGCAAGGATTCTTACTGGAAGATCGTGGAGTAACCCACGGCGTCAATTCGAATTGCGGTGGTGCGACCGATAAAAGTGCACTGTCACCGTAATTCGCCGCCCCGCCCTGAACTCTCTCGAGAAATAGTCGGGGCGAATGTCGGCCCTCAGCGTCGGGCGCAGGGGCGATTAGCGTCCAGCGGCAAGACGCGATTAGAAGATCGCCACGAGGGGCGCTAACCAGTTCAATCTTTTTCTGACAAAGCAATTGATTGGTTTCTACTATTGCGCGACCATCGCGCGGGTGAGAACAACAGGGTGGGGAGCATTTACATGCTAGTCAGTGTGTTTTTAGTAATTGTAGCAATCTGCCCTGGCCTATTGATAATTGCCATTTGGCAGTTTTTTCAAATGAGGAAGGAACGGAAGACTGCGTTGGAGAACCAGACTTTGCTCGCGGAGCACATCCAACGCTTGGAAACTAAGTACGAGCCGATATTGAACATAGAAGCCGAGGTAGCACGCCTGACTGGAGATGCGCAATTTCAGGAGGACAGGATCGCGAACTTGCGCTCAGACTATTCCGATAAGAAGGCGATCTTTGACCGATTGCTCAGAGAAGTTGCGGTCTTCGACGACAAGTTGGCGTTCGCCGAAATGGGTGTCTACGAGCCACACTTCGATTTCACGGACAGCGAGGAATACAAGGCCGCGATCTTGGCGGCGCGTGAGCAGCAGAAAGCTATGATATCAGCCGAAAGGGCTGTAATCTGCACCACTCAATGGCAGGTAGATGGCAGCTCTG